CTTTTCCTTTGACCAGGGAGCCGAGCCAAACCCCCCAAATAACCTATTTTAGCCAAATGATTGAGGAACTAGCACGCTGGGAGCGAGTAAAGGCAGAATGCGAAAGGAGTATAGATACTCACGGAGCAATACTGGAAGCAGTAACCGACCGAGGCAAACCAGTATTAAGAAAAAACCCAGCAATGGAAGCACTAAAGCAGGCAAACGCCGAAATAGAGAAACTGCGTAAGATTGTGGGCGATGCAGTTAACCTGGACTGAAAGTATAATTGAGCGCTTTTGCGTCTTAACCGAGGATAGCGGGGCCGGTCAACCGGTAAAGCTTATGGACTGGCAGCGTAAGCTTATACGTGATGCCGAGGGTAAGCGCATGGTTTGGCTAGAAATACCACGTAAGAACGGTAAGAGCGCTTTTATCGCTATGCTAGCCATAGCTCACATGCTCAAAGGGTTTAAGGAAGGGACCAACCCGCAGGTAGTCCTAGCAGCTGCGACCAGGGAGCAGGCCGGTATCTTGTTTGGCTACGTCCGTAACATGATCCTACTAAACCCGGAGCTGCAAAAGGTACTAGAACCCTACCGCAAAGAAATACGGCTAAAGGGTAAGCCTGGCTACCTAAAGACAATTACCAGCGACGGGGGCAGTAACCACGGGCTAAACCCGTCTTTTATCTTATGCGACGAAATACACAGCTGGAATGAGGTAAAGGGTCCCGAGCTATGGGAAGCCCTACGTACGTCTATGGCCTCACGCCCTAGCCAAATGGTAGCTATTACCACGGCAGGCAGCGCTTATAGCTTTGCCCACAAATGGCACGAATACGCGGAGCGAGTAAAGGAGCAGCCAAGCATAGACCCAAGCTGGCTAACTATCATTTACGGAGCTACGGACGAAGAGGACCCGCACGACCCTAAGGTCTGGGCGAAGGCTAACCCGTCCCTAGGTATAACGGTTACGTTACAATACCTTGAGGAATTAAGCAATACAGCCAAGCACGACGAGCCAACGCTACTATCACTACGTAAGCTGCACCTTAACCAGTGGGCCGGTAGCGCCCAGCCTTACATTGAATTAGGTAAGTGGCTAAAGTGTGAAGGTCCCAAACCTAAAGGCGTGGATAAATGGCGTTGCTTTTTAGGGGTTGACCTTGCAGCCGTTAACGACTTTACGGCCTATGCGGTAGTTTACTTTAATGGCGAACGCTTTTATACGGTTCAGTATTACCAAATTACGGACCACGCTATGACTAAGCGAAAGCAAAAGTACCCTAACCTAGCGCGGAACTGGATAAAGAATGGCCAGCTAGACATGGTGAAGGGCGAGGTAACCACAACCGACCACCGCATAGCAATGATTGAAAGCATAATTGACAAGCACCCGGTCGAGGGCATTTTCTTTGACCCGTGGAATGCGGCAGAAACCGTGGAGCGTTTACGTAGCAAATACGGCAAGCAATTTTGTTACGAGGTGCGCCAGTCTGCCCTTATGGTAAACGAGCCCATGAAACTACTTTACCGAATGGTTACCACGAAAGGCATAACCCACGACGGCAACCCAATTACCGCCTGGATGATCGCTAACACCAGCCTGCACATTGATAAAAATGATAACTGGACCTTTCAAAAGGATAAAGCACCGGACCGCATAGACGGCACGGCTGCCCTTATTACGGCGCTCGCGGGCTATGTTCACAACGCTAATACCGGAATGTCGACTTATGAGGAATTAGATATAATTTTTGTGTAACTTTGTGTTATGGCATGGTATGACCGTATAAAGCGTAGCGTTAGTGGAGTAATAAGCCCTAAGCCCTGGCTAATCAATCTTTTTGGCGGTAACGCTACGTTAGCGGGCGAGAACGTAAGCAGCACAAACGCGCCAAAGGTCAGCGCTTTGTACGCCTGCGTGAACTTAATCGGTAACACAATAGCCTCACTGCCCTGGCAGCTGTTCCGCGAAACGGAGCAGGGCCTACTATTTCAGCCAGGCCTTATTAACGACCTGGTAAGCAAGCGACCAAACGAAGCTTACAATAGCTACGATTTTCGTAAGGCTATGTTAACGCAGCTTTTGCTGCGCGGTAACGCTTACGTACTGCCGGTACGTAGCGGTAATAACCTAGCCGGCCTGGAGCTTATCGATACCGAACTGGTAACAGTTGATACCACCAGCGGCGAGCTGATCTACCAGCTGCATTTACGCAACGGTATTAACCTACGCCTAAACCCCAACCAGTTAATACACCTAAAGTACTGGAGCTTTGACGGTATTAACGGAGTTAGCCCGATTGTTTACGCCAAAGAAATAATTGGTACATCAATGGCCGCAACTGCCCACATGGGCGGCTTTTATGGTAACGGGGGTATGCCTAAAGGCATTTTACAAATTCAAGGCACTATTAGGGACGCGGACCGCGTTAAGCAAATAGGCCGACAGTTCGACGAACTGAACAAGGAGTACAAGGGGCGGACCGCTGTTTTGACTGAGGGGGCAGAGTACAAGCCGGTAGCTGCGAACTTTCAAGAGAGCCAGCTAATCGAAAGCTTGAGGTTTAGTGTTGAAGAAATATGCCGCCTCTACAGCGTCCCCCCGCACAAAATTGGCCACATGGACGGCGCAGGCTATGCAAATAGCATAGAAGCGCAAAACGCGCAGTTTGTCAGCGACTGCATCCGTCCGCTAATTGAGGTAATCGAAATGGAGTTCACGAACAAGCTACTAAGCGGTAATCGTGTATTTCAGCTGGACCTTAAAGCCCTTATGCGTGGCGACATCACCACTGAGGTACAGCGTAACGTGAGTTACTGGAACATAGGCGTAATGAGCGCCAACGAAATACGCCGCATTGAAGGTCTAGCACCTATTGAAGGCGGCGACGTATATAACAAGCCTATGCACATGGGCAGCAACGAACAGCAAAATGGAGAAGGAGTACAGGAGCCGGACAATACCAGCGACGGAGAATAATACCATAGAAGGCTACGCCCTTAACTGGAACGAGTACGATATGGGTTCCTTTATGGAGCGCATAGACGTTAACGCGCTAGGCGAGTTAAAGGACTACGACGTACACGCTTTGTATAATCACGACTACGACCGCGTACTAGCTAGGTCCAAATACGGCGAAGGCACCCTAAGCCTAGAGCAAGACCAAGAGGGCTTGAAGTTCCGCTTTGACTTGCCCGATACGTCAACTGGTAACGAGGTACGCACGCTAGTGGGTCGCGGCGACGTAGATCAAGCAAGCTGGGCATTTACCGTTAAAAAAGAACGCTGGGAGAACGTACGCAGCGAAAAGCCCACACGAGTTATAGAAAAAATTGGCGAAATGTACGACATTAGCCTAACCCCGCGAGGGGCTAACCCCACTACGTCCGTAGCTTTACGGTCGCTAGAAAAGGCCTTACAAGAGGCAGAACCAGAACAATTAACCCAAAACCCCGAAACCGTGGAAAATCACGAAAACGAGGCAGAAACAAGAGCTAACACTTTTGTAGATGCATCAGCTGTACAAGGCCAGCTGTCAAAGAGCGAAGCTCGCAACCTTGCAAAATTTAACATTATTAAGGCTATCAATGAAGCCCGTAGCGGTAAACTTACTGGCCTCGAAGCCGAAGTAAACCAGGAAGGCCTAAACGAAAAGCGTAAGCTCGGAGTTGACGCACGCGACATGCACGCTATCAACATGCCCGAAATGCTTTTCACCCGTACGCAGTCAGTTACTGGCGGAACCGGTGGAAACCTTGGCGGCGACTTGGTATTTACCGAGCCAGGACGTTACATTGACTTTTTGTACCCTAACACCCCGACCCTTAGCCTTTGCTCGGTCGCGGAGAACTTGGTAGGTAACATTGACTTTCCTAAGCAAACGTCTAGCTACACGCTAAACTGGCAGACCGAAACCGGAGCCGACACAGCCCAGGACATCAACTTTGACAAAGTAACTATGTCGCCTAAGCGTGCCGTAATTACTGCCTCAATGTCAAACCAACTTTTGCGCCAAGAGTACAGCCGTGGAATTGAGCAGCGCGTAATTCAGCAGCTTAACCTTTCATTTAACAAAGGCCTAGAGAACGCAGTACTTAACGGTTCTGGAACCTCAAACGTGCCTAGCGGTATCTATACTGAACTAGCAGCGCAGGCTTTGGCCCTAGGTGCTATTTCTTTTGACGACCTAGTAGACATGGAAGCTGCACTAGCTGCAAGCGACGCACTAGCTGGTAACCTTGCTTACGTTACGCATCCAAACGTAGTAGCCAAGTTGAAAAAGACCAAAGTAGACGCTGGTAGCGGACGCTTCCTCGTTGAAGGTATGCTGGACCCAGTTAAGACTGCCAACGGTTACAATATCTTTAATACCACGGTTTCTAAAAAGACCACTGGTACTCCCGATACCTACGGCTTACTTTTCGGTAATTTCGCAGACGTTCAAATCGGATTCTGGGGCGGTGCTACTTTAATGGTAGACCCGTATACCAACATGAAGTCATCAATCGTAGAGATCTACGTAGAGCGCTTTATGGACGTAGCCGTATTGCGTAACGCATCTTTTGCTCTAGCAACTGACGTAACTATTTAAACCAAATGGTAACGGTTAGCAGCTATACTCCGATTACGGTAAACCTTACCGAAGTCAAGGCCTTTTGCCGTGTAGACGGTAGCGCAGACGACGCGCTACTAACTATGCTTTTTAGCGCAGCGGTCGAGGAATTTAACAGCTACACCGGCTACCGTTTAGGTGCAACAACTGTAACAGTGGACACCTGGGGGCAGGAGCAATACGCTCTCCCCCTGGGTCCGGTTACGGCTATTACAAGTGTAACGGCATACGACGACGAAGGAGTTAGCACGGCGCTAGCTTTGTACACCGATTATACCTATGTTAATACGACCCTTACGCTAAAGGAAACCCCGGAGCGTATGGTGATAGTTTACACATGCGGCGACACGAACCCGCCAGCAGACATTAAACACGCGCTTTACCAGCGCATTAAATTTGGGTACGACTACGGCGACGACTTGCCGTACAATTCAAACCGCTTTTTTGACCGCCTAGCGTTTCGCTACCGCCAAAATTTCTCGTAATGCTAGACCTGCGCGTTACGCTTTACCAGCCGACTACGGCCACAAATAACAGCGGCCAGGTAACAAAGACCTGGACCAGCGCAGGCTCATTTTACGCCGAGCGCATAGTACCAGGCGCAACCGGTACGGAAACCATGCCGTACGATCAAATCCAAAGCGCCACCAGCATTACCTGGCGTTTACGCTACCCCAACAACGTGGCAGCAAAATGGAAGCTAACCTACAACGCCGAGGACTACGACATAGTAAGCGTAGCGCCCGAAGGCCGCCGCCGTTTTTTGCTAGTCAAAACAACCCTGCGCGACAATGGGACGGGGTAACACCATTTACATAAAGAGCGAAAGCGGCAGAGTGGAAAGCTTCGACCAGTTCCGGCAGAACCTAAAGAAATTAGGCACGTCGGAAACTTTGCGTTTTAGGGAGCTTCGGAACGTCTTAAAGACCGAAGCACGCCCGCTAGTGGAAAGAGCCCGCAAAGAGGCTTACAATGAGTTACAAGCCAAGGCCAGCTACAAGGCACGCGGCGTAAAGGATGCCAACAAAAAAACAAACGGCGCATTTTACAACCTTTACAAAACCATAGACGTATTTGCCAACAAAGGAACCGTTAAGGCTTACGTAGTAGTCGGCATACGATCAAGCAAAAAAAAGGGAGCATACTACGCACCCTGGCAGCTATTCGGCGGAACTGCAAAGAATTTTACAGCAAAGGAATTTTTTGATAAAGCGTTACAAGGTAGCGACGTGCCCCGCAAGGCAGCGGAAAAAATTAGTAACTTTGTACAAAAGCGTATTAAAGCACACTTGCGGTGAACTACTTACAGTACATACATGAAGCGGTCCAAGCGTCCACCAGTACGCCGGTCTATTCTTTGGCAGCACCGCAAGCAGAAACGGGGGACTTTATCGTAATAAACCTTAACGGCATAGCGGTAACCGAAACCAAGGATCAGTATGTAGCCGAGCGCGTAGCAGCTACACTATTCATGCACTATGCCAGTGCAGACGAAGCACAAAACGAACTGACCGAAATACGCCACAATTTGCAGCATTACCCCCGCGTTATGCCTTTGTACTTACAGTACGTGAACCAAGACAGCGGAAGCATTGAGGGCGTACAGTGCGCGGCGGATGCCATAGGCGTAGCGGCAGAACAAACCTTTACCATAGCCTACATGGAAAATATGCAGGCCTTTTACAATGAACAGCAGGAATCTATTATACTGGCTGCGGATTTCACCTTTCTAATAAACTATTAAACATGAGCAACATAAGCGGCGGAGAAGTTCGCCTTTTTTTAAGCGCAGACGGCGGAACGACCTACAAAGCGTTTGCAGCCGAAACGGAGTGCAGCATTGAGCTGAACGCCGACACCCGCGAAACTACTAGCAAGGACATTGCAGTATTTCGCTCTTACGTAACCAGCGCTAAGTCTTGGACTATTAGCGGTAGCAGCATCCTAGGCGACGACGACGCAGCAAAGTGGAACGTAGACGAACTATACGCCAAAGTAGGCGACCTAGTTAAAGTTCGCATTACTCAGGTTACAGCTGGTACGGTTACTCCCGTAACTGGTGAAACTAAAGTAGAGGGCGATGCTATTCTCTCGCAGCTTTCAGTTAGCGCTCCGGACAAAGACAATGGTACAGTAAGCTTTACGCTTAACGGTACTGGAGCATTTACCGTAGGTACAAACTAGAGCCATGGAAGGGAAAAAGTTTACGCTGGGGGCAGCATTACTATTCGAGGAAGTAACGGGTAAAAGCGTTACTAATATGGGTAACCTAGGCCTGGCAGACATGCTAGGTATGCTATACGCTCAAGAATTTTGGGACATGGCAGACCGGCCAAGCTTTGACGAGTTCAAGGCTATGGCGGGGGCTTGGGACATTACCGAACTAACCCAGCGGCTTAACGGCCCTTTTTCCCAGCCGGCGGACCAGTAGACGTACTGGGCCAGCTGGTGGGTCGCTTAGGTATTGCACCTAGCGAAGCGAAGACGTTAACACTGGAACAATTAGAGGCTGTATTTAAGCACGCCTTGGAACGGGAGAAAGACGAGTGGCGAAGGCAGCGATGGCTAGCCGCCGTGCTGGTAAACATAAGCGGGAAGTCGGTAAAGAAAGCAATTTTAGAAACCGACCTACTCGCGTTTGAAGATGAGAAAAAAGAAAGCAGCCTAAGGGCATTATTAAGAAGCTATGGACGTCACAAGTAAAGTATTATTGGGCTTAGATGCAGACGGCTTCCGCCGTGGCATACAGCAAGTAGACGCCAAACTTAAGGAAACGTCTAAGCTGTTTGGTAACCTAGGTGGCCTAATTGGGGCCACTTTCGCCGTAGGCCAAATAACGGCTTTTGCCAGCGAAGCCTTTAAGCTCGGAAACGAACTGCAAAAGGTAGAGCAAGGCTTTAAAAGGATAGGGGGAGAAACGACCCTGGAGCAGTTACGCAAGTCCACAAACGGACTGGTAACGGACCTGGAGCTTATGAAAAAAGCTACTATGGCAGATAACTTTGGCATAGGAGTAGAAAAGCTAGGCAGCCTTTTGGAGTTTGCCAAACGCCGAGCGCAGGAAACTGGGCAGAGCGTGGACTACCTGGTAGAATCCATTGTAACGGGTATAGGCCGTAAATCGCCGTTAATCTTAGACAACCTAGGAATTAGCGCTACCATGCTGCGTAGCAAGCTAAACGGCGTAAGCGTAGAAGCTGCAAGCGTCGGCGAGGTTACGGCAGCGGTAGGCGAAATAGCCCAGGAGCAAATGGCAGCCATGGGCAGGGCTACCGACAGCGCCAGCGACCGAGTGCAGCAGCTTTCGGTAAAGTTTGACAATTTAAAGGCATCCATGGGCGTAGGCCTGCAAACTGCCGCCCTTTCTTTTTACGACCTATTCGACCAGTTGTTTAAAGACCTTAGCCTAGGCTTTGAGGGTATGATTCAAGCCATGGTACAAAGCAGCGGGGTAATTTCAGCGCGGCGTATTGCAACCCTAGCTAGCCAAGGGTTTGAAGCCCAAAACGTAGGGGCCACGGAGCCAAACCTACCACCTGGACCACCAGTATTAAACTTTGGTAATTTTAGCGTTCAAACGCTTTCGAACATGAAGGAGCGCCTGGCTGCCTTTAACGCGGAGCTAGAGAACACACAAATAGGCAGCGCGCGATTTAAGGAGCTGACCAAGGTAATAGAGAAGCTAGGCGAAGCCATAGACAAGGCCATGGGCAAAACATGGAGCGGAGCCAAGCAAACCATAATAGACTTGGACACTAAGGGAATTAAACCCATGACCCACAGCCTAGCCTCGCAAAACATGGTATTGCAGGCAACTGTTATACCGACGTACGACAAGTGGGGCAAAATGATTAAAGGCGCACAGGCACAGCTAGCGCTTTTAGAGCAACAGCTAAACTCCGCGACTGCTTTTGGAGCAATGTTTGGCAGCGTACTAACCGGAGCCTTTAATGCGGCAATGGTCAACGGTACAACTTTCTTTGACGAAATAGGTAACGCTATTAAAAACTTTGTACAGCAAATGGCGGCAGCCCTAGCGACTACGGCAGCACTGGCAGTATTATTTAGCGCAATTACCGGCACACCACTGGGCGTATCTTTTAAAGGAATTTCAAAAGCCACGGGCTTGGGTGGTTTCTTTGGCGAGGACGGTATGTTTAATATGAGCGCAACCGTCAAAGGGGCCGACGTTAACCTAGCTACGGGACGCAGCACGTCAAATTACGGCAGAAGCGGTGGCTAAGACTTTAGTATTTTACGCCACGACCGCCAGGTACGACTTTAAGATTTACGACCTAGGCACAACCTACCAAGGCTTTGACTTTTTACCGCCGGTAGAAGTCGAAGTAGCCGACTGGGACATAAGCTACCAGCCAAACGACAACGTACTTCCTGGCATAGTTCCGAGCGTTTGTACTGCGCGTTTTTTCATTAACGGAGCAACGCCAACAATAGAGGACTTTCGCACAGTATTAAAGACAGCGGAGCCGGATTGGGTACTAGAAGTCCATGAGGGCCTAGCGGTAGTTTGGCGCGGCTTTATTACCGGCGATCTTGGCGAAATAGAACTAGCCAACGGCAAGCGCTTTATTAAGTTAGTAGCTACCGACGGCTTTCAAATGCTAGACAAAAAAGCGGACTACTTTACAAGCACCGCGGTAAAACCGTTTACCGATATAATAGCGCAGGTATTCACCTTTTGCGAGCTTATAAACGTATTCGAGGACGGGTACTACGTTAGCCAACACTTTCAGCCTTTAAACAGCATTAGCGGCTTTACAAACCAAGGCGGGCTATGGATAAGCGGAACACCGCGCGAGGGGTTAATCTTTGAGGAAAACGAGGCGCGCAGCAGTCGTGAGGTAATAGAGGACATTTGCACGGCTTTTAACTTGCAGCTGTTCCAAGATAAGGGCAGCCTAGTATTTCGCAGCTGCCATATCAAGACCCCGGCTTGGTACAACCTATACGACAGCGGCGGTGATTTCGTTGGACGCATTACGCCACCAGCCACCACGGTAACCGAGCAGGTATTTACCGACGGAACCGAAATGTACAAGCCGGCAGTAGCCGAAGGGCGCATAAGGCACCCCTACTACGGAACGCCCTACATTTGGTACGTCCCCGGTAACCAGTTGGCCTATAATAATTTTAAGATAGGTACAGCCGTAAGCACTGGCACTACCGAGGTAGACTTTAACGGCACTTTGCAAATACGGTACGAGCTTCCACCGTTCTTTGGCCCTAGTACGGTAGACGTTGACTTTAGCCTAGTATTTCAGTACGACGGCTTTTATTGGAACGGCACGACCTGGACCCAAACCTTTAGCGTAATTACTTTTAGCATCAAGTTTACAGCAGAGAACCCAAGCGCGAGCCCGGCGCTTTTCTTGGAGGACACAGTAATAAATAACTATAAAATGACTAATTTACCAGCCTTGGGAAGTGAGCCGTTTTATTTTACCGTTGACGCTGACCAAGTTTCCGGCTTGGACATTGGCGACCTTGAGGCAACGTCCACCGCTATCTTTGAGTACAAAGCAGGCGCTCCGGCGTATGTCATTTACATAGCAGACAACACCAGCCGAGTAAACGGCACAACCCTAGACCTAGCCACTAGTATAGGCGACATACGCCAAGATAATACCAACGTATTGCCCGGCAGTATTCGCTACTGGTCCACGACAAACCGGGCAGCGACTAGCTCAACCAACGCATTTTGGGACAGTAGCCGTAGGGAATTAGTAGACTTGGTGGGCATACAAATAGCCCGCAAAGCCTTTAGAACGCACCAGTATTACGAGCTAGAGCTGAACGGCAATATAAGCTATAACCATACCCTTACCTGGGAAGGGGTCGACTATAAGCCGGTAAACTTAACCATAAGCGAACGCAGCACCCGCGTCACTTATAGGGAGTTTATAGACGGGGACTTAATACCTAGCGCAATATGATAAGCTACGAATTACCCAAAAACTTACAGTACTATACCTACGTAATTCTCGACGGCGGAACCGTTGAAACTAACCTTTGCACACTATGAACACCGCACAATTTATAACTATCTTTACTGGGGGTAATTACGCCGCTCAAGTTTGGAACACCTACGAGGCCTACGTACTGGCTGACAGTGGAACAACGGAAGCACGGGACTGCACCATTAACGCTATCGCCAATTTACTATGAGCGCATTTTATGATTTAGCCAGCCTAGTAGTAGTCCCGTCGGGCTACAAGAGCGGCAAGGTTTACGCACAAAAACCACTAACTACGGACGGGCAGCTAGCCTTTACCCGTGCCAGCACAGCTACGCGAGTAAACGCCAGCGGACTGGTTGAAACCGTAGCCAGCGGCGTACCGCGTTTGGATTACTTAAACAGCACTTGCCCTAAGCTTTTGCTGGAGCCACAGCGGACTAACTACGCTAGGACAAATACCACGTTAGGCTCTTGGGCCGTAACTAACCCGGGGGACACTACACCGACTGCAGCCGGCATTTCACCCGACGGAACAAATAACGCTATAAAGTTGCTGCCAGACAGCACACTCACTGGGCATTTATTTTATGACAATACCACTAGCCAAGCAACTGGCGGCAATTTTGTAATGAGTTGCTACGCGAAAGCCGCTGGGCTTACTAAATTCGGTTTGCGGGAAAGTCAAACGATAGGCTATTACGCCGCCTTTGACCTATCAACCGGCGCAGTAATAGAGGCTGGCGCAAGCGTAACGGCAAGTATTCAAAACATGGGAAACGGCTGGTACCGCTGCACTGCCGTAGTAAGCGCAAGTATTAACGCTTGTATTGGTTTAGTACCATTGCCGGCGGCTTATACAACCGGCAACCCCTTAGGTTATGCTTACGCGGGCAACGGAACCGACGGCGTACTAGTTTACCAGCCGCAGCTTGAAGTTAGCGCTACCTACGTTACTAGCCCAATATCAACCGCCGGAGTAGCAAGCGCTACAAGGGTTGCGGATGAGTGTAGCAAAACTGGTATTAGTTCTTTGATTGGGCAGACTGAGGGGACTATCTATTGGGAAGGTAGCGGAAATGCAACCGTTGGCGGTGCTGACTTATGGATGGCGGCAATTTCGGTAGACGATACAAACGTAGCCGTTTTAGTTTATTACGTTGCAGCAAGCGGAACACTTAATGCGTTTATAAATAACGGAACCACATCCGTAATACTTGACGCACCAATGAATTTAACACAAAATAATAAAGTAGCGTTAGCCTATAAAAATGCAAGTTTTGCGCTATACTTAAATGGGGCGTTAGTGGATTCAAGTTCAAGCGCTATTGCTCCACCTACCGCAATGAATCAGTTTGCTTTCGTTAAATGGCAGGGTGGTGCAAACCAAGACAGAGCATTAGTAAACCAAGCCCTACTATTCAAGACCCGTTTAACTAACGCCCAACTGGCAGAACTTACCGCACTATGACCTGGAAAAAATACGAAATGAGTACCGCCAAGTGGGCGGAACTACGCGCCAAGATTGAAACCACCGGAACCGACCCGGAAGGGGAAACCTACGCAACGTGGGACCCGGCTACCGTGGTGGCAGTTGTGGAGCTTGGCAAACTGTGCAAAGCCTGGGGCGTAGATGCCGAAGGTAAGCCCGTTTGCACGGACCTAAGCACAAAGGAAAGCATTGATATTTTGTGGACTGACGCACCCGTAGCCGGGTTCGCTAGCTACGCAGTTAACGTGGCACCTGGTAGCGAAGCGCACCAGTTTGCCGGCATGACCTGGGAGTAATGACCAACGACCATATAGTAGGGGCCTGGACCCTAAATATGTTTAGCACGGTTGCGGCTCAAATTATGCCGATAGTAGGCGCTATTTCATTTTCCTTAACCATAGGGTACACCCTTTATCAGTGGCGCAAAGATGTTAAAAAGAATAACGGAGAACCCAAAAACTAGCTGTTTAGCTGGTATTGTATTCGGCGTAGCCATGATCATGGTTTGGTACGAAAAGGCTACCTTGGTCGAAGCTGGCGTATTTTTGCCAGCCATTGTAGGATTACTTTTTGCTAAGGACAAATGACCAAAAATTTCACCCTTGCGGAGCTGACAAAGACCCGCTTTGCCTTTGACAATACGCCAACGCCACAAATTGAGGCGAACCTACTTATGCTATGCGAAAAGGTATTACAGCCACTACGCGACGCGGTAGGGCCAGTAACGGTAACAAGCGGGTATAGGTCCAAGCTAGTGAATGAAGCGGCGAACGGCGCGTATAAGTCTGACCATTTGTACGGTTTCGCGGCCGACCTGCAAAGCCCGGACGGGGACCACCGAAAGATTTTCGACTGGCTAAAGACCAACGCCATGTATAGCCAGCTTATTTATGAGTTCGGCAATGACAAGCAGCCACAGTGGGTGCATGTAAGCTACAACCCCAAAGACTTGAAACGTGAAACCCTACGCGCTCGGAACGTGGGCCGCCGTGTTACTTATAGTAGCATGTAGCCCCAAAATAATAACTACCGAAACTATTACCATACGCGAAACGCAAACGCTGCGCGATACGGTAACGCTGCGCGACAGCATAACGCTGGTGCAGGATAGGGTCCAGGTAGAAATAGTGCGGTTACCAGGGGACCGCATATACGTAAAGGGGACATGCAAAGGCGATACGGTATTTAGCAGTACGCAGACCATACGCGAGGTTAACAAAAAGCCAACGCGCCGTCAAGAAATGTTTACTATGCTGCCTATTATAGTTTTAGGTATTACCTTGCTCGTGGTAATACTTAAAAAATGATACAAACGCATCACCGAAATAGCCACACTATTAAAGTCGAGGGCAAACATTTTAAATTGTACATGCTTTCGGACTTGCACTGGGACAACCCCCACTGCGACCGCGTGGCACTTGCCAAGCACCTAACCCTTGCCAAAGAGGAAGGGGCTAAGGTCGCCATTAACGGCGACTTTTTTTGTTTAATGCAGGGTAAGTACGACCCAAGACGCAGTAAAAAGGACATACTGCCTGAGCATAACAAGGTAAACTACCTGGACGCGGTAATAGAGGACGCGGTAAACTGGTTCGGGGACTGGGCCGAAACCATTATATTTATAGCCTATGGAAACCACGAAACCGCGATCATTAAAAACGTGGAAACCGACCCACTCCAGCGCTTCGCCGACCTATTCAATTACACTTACAAACCCGCCATACCTATTACCGTTGGGGGTTATGGTGGCTGGCTTACAGTACAATTTGCAAGGCAGACCAGCCGCAAGTCCTACGCTATACACTATTACCACGGAAGCGGTGGCGGCGGAGCGGTAACAAAAGGAACCATACAACACCAGCGTAAAATGGCGGACATAGAAGGTGCCGACTGCGTATGGATGGGCCACGTACACGAGCTGTACGCAATGTACCAAACCAAGGCAGGGCTAGACGGTCATCGTATGCCTATTTTAAAGGAAGTACTGCATTTACGTACTGGCACCTATAAGGACGAATACGGCGACGGGGCTTTTGGCTGGCACGTAGAACGTGGCGCACCGCCCAAGCCAATAGGATGCGTAACCGTGAATTTTTACTTACGCAGAACGCACAAAGCTTTGACGCTGGACGTGACTCCACAAATCTTAAACGAAAATAAATTTCGTAGTTAGGATTTTTATTTATACTATTGCCGTGTTAACCAACACTAACACAAAATGGCAAATAGATTTTTAAATTGGATAGATCGCGTGGGCTTACCCCTAGCGGCTTTCGTTTCCGTTACTGGGAGCGTCTTAATGTTTGTAATAATTATATACCGTTTAATCAATGAAAACTAGCACAATACAGCACGCCACCGGTGACGGAACATGGCAGAGCGCCTACGGTTTAATGTACGCCTACGAGCTACGCATGGCCAACGGCGACCATTTTAAAGTGAACGCTAAAAAGGCAGACGCTTTCCAAAATGGCCAGTCCATTAACTACGAGCTAACCGGCAAAACGGACCGCAACGGTACACCCCAGGGCAAAATTGTTACAGAGTTCGTACAGCAAAATGCAGTCCCTGCATATAATGCAACAGCTCCCGCAAATAATGCGGGTGGTAAAGACCGTAGTATCTTAATTCAAGTGGCCTTTAAAATGGCTATGGAGCGTTTGAACGCTGACCCCACCAAGACCTTACAAGAGGTTTACCTAGTTGCGAAGTACCTATACGACGAAATGGTAACGGCTCATGAGCAATTTTGATACCCCCGTATGCGTAGAGCTTGGCGCTTTCATTGAGGGCCAGCTGTCGTTAATTCGACATAAGATGCAAGAGGCAGTCCTAGAGGAGCAGAGCGAGCTTTGGGGCCAGCAAAAGCAACTACTCAAAATCAAGACCTGGTTACACTGGTACGAAAGTCAAAGAAAATGATAGAGGAGTACAACTTTGCAGACTTGAACCTAGGCGAGAACCTAGTAGTAGAATATATACGCGACTGCGACGAGGACGGCTGCCGTATGGTAGTCAACCGCATAACCTTGTTTATAGGGGACCACGCCGTGAAAATGCCGGATAAATTATACCTTTTAATTTATAGGATATGCGACGAATACGCCAACGAAATGGACCCTTTTGACCGGTGAACGTCAAGCAAAAAGGTAATAGGTTTGAGGTGGCCGTAGCTAGAATGTTACGGCCGCTTTTTCCTAACGTGCAGACCAGCCGTTTAATGAATAAATGGCTAGACGGCCAAGGCGTAGACCTAGTAGAAACTTACCCTTTTTACATACAGTGCAAGCACGTAGAGCGAGGCTTGGACCCGCACGCTGTGCTTGAACACATGCCTAGCACCCCTGGCATGTATAACGTGCTTTTATGGAAGCGCAACCGCAAGACTACACTAGTGGTTATGAGCGTAGAAGATGCTACCGAAATAGCGCACATGCTTAAAAACGAACGTATAATATAACAAACATGGACAAGCACGAAATAGACGAAGCCTTGAACGAGGCATACAAGCGCGGCTGGGAAGATGCATTTTTGCTCTTTAAAAAAAACTACAACATAGTCCAGGGAATGGATGACGCTCACGAATTTATGAAGCCGCAAAATGCGACCGCAAAGTAATGAATTATATAATTTATATACGCCACCGAGCGACCCGTGAGCTTAACAAAATGGAGCTTAAATTTAATAGCGTAGGGCAGCTTAGAAGCTTTATGGCTGACTTGCCAGGAACACTAGAATTAGTTAGTTATGAAAGGGATAAAAGCGTACCTAGACCGAAGCGAAGCTAAGGGCTTTGACATGCGTAACCTACGCAAAGAAGTGGCAGCTGTTGAAGCTGAGCTAGACGAACTATACTACCAGGCGGAGCTTTTACAAAGGCTCGCGCTTTACGTTACGCGCAGCAAGCACCACGCAAATACTATGTTTTGGGCTAAGAACTTAGAACGAGAGAAGCTACTTTGGGAGCTTGGAGAGGATTTTGATTTATTAACCTGGGAGACAAACTTTGACAAATGGAAGCGATTGACGGACTAACGGATCCATACGCAGCGGCGTTATGGCTAGAGCAGCAACTAAACGACTTAAACGGCTTTTACAACAAGGGCCGTTTTTTTGTCGCCGAGAAAAACGAATACAAAGAGTTAACCCGCGAGGAACTGGGTATCTTATGCTTTGATATGCTAAAGGCCAAAGGCACGCAGGCAAAGACCACGTATATTATAGAATACCTGGCGCAAAAGCTTGCAGCGAACCCGGACAACTTAGATATAATACCGTTTAAAAACGGTTACATTAAGGGCGGTAAATTTGTCACGAACCCAAAGTATAAGGTCCCGCACAAAGTAACCGAGTGCATACCCTACGAGTTCGACCAGCTGGCTTTTCCGGTCAAATGGCTTGATTTTCTCGGTCAAGTTTTTAAAGGGGACGAGGACGCACACCAAAAGACGCTGTTAATTCAAGAATGGTTCGGCTATTGCCTGGACCGAAGCCTAAACCTACACAAAGCGCTCGTATTGTACGGCGATGGTGGCAATGGTAAAAGCGTGCTATTAGAGGTGCTGGCTGCCATGGTACCATACTGCACGCGCTTAGAATGGCACGAGCTTAACGAGCAGCGCAATTTAGAGCGATTAGCGGGCAGTTGGCTAAATATAGCCACCGAGATAAGCTACAAAGACAGTACGGGCACTACGGGCTTTAAAAAGGCGGTAGCAGGCGAGGTATTGACAGCCAACCCAAAGTATAAAAAGCCGTTCGACTTTACCCCTTTCGCTAAGTTTGCATTTGCGACCAACGGGCTGCCTATGGTTGACGACATAAGTAATGGCGTATTTAGGCGGTTAATGGTAATAAGCCTTAATAACAGCTTTGTAGGTCGTGAGGACTGGAGCCTGGCGAAGGAGCTAACCAAAGAAATGCCAGGTATTATACAGTGGGCCTATAATGGCTTACTAAGGCTAAAGGCTAACCGAAGCTTTACCATAGTGCCTAGCAACGTGGTAGAATTGCAAGAGTTTAGGCGTGCTATAAACAGCCTGCAAAGCTGGCACGATGAAACCCTAAGCATGTACGAAGGGCAAGAAATGACCTTTACTGACTTTTACCGAGGCTATACTAGCTACTGTCTAGAAACGTCAAACCGACCCTTTGCACGTAACAAGATACGCGGAGTAGTTAATGCTTTAGGGCTTAAACTAATGATTCACACGGGCGGTGATAACGTGCGTATGGTCAAGGCGTTAGCACCTATAAACCCTAACGCCCAACCTTTCTAAGGATTAACTACTAACTACTACTTTTATATAAGTTTATATATAGGTATAGTGTATAGTAGTGTAGAAGTGTTTTTGTAAAAAGTAGTTAATGTAGTTAATGTAGTTAATGCCCAATTATTTAAAACATAAGAGCCAAGCCAAGCGCATAGTGGCAAACAACCCACTATACGCAAGCACCAAGTGGCGCAAGTATAGGCAGGCCATACTTATGCGTCGTGGTGGTATATGCGATGCATGCAAGACAGTACCACTATTTGACCGTGAGCTGCACATAGACCACATACGACCTATTGCTGAAGGTGGCGCTGTGTACGATGAGGCAAACCTGCAAGTGCTTTGTATTCAATGTCATGGACGCAAGACAGCAGGCGAACGGGGGTGGGGTGTCATCTCAAAAGTTGACCCGGTTAATT